TCTCGATCATATAGGGCTTTCTCGAAGGATTACCTGTCCCACGAGTCGGCGCTAAAAATGTAGTAAGAGTAGCCATAAGTTATTTCCTCCCTTAAGCTGCGTTATAACGAGCAGTTACGATTGCTTCAGGACGAAGAATCTTCCTACCGTATAGGTGCATACCACGAACAATGTCAGCAAAGCTGTCAGGGTCACGATATGTTTCAGTCTTGTTGATCTGCTCAGCAGTTGCTACTGAAGAGTCATGACCAGCTACGATAACACCGAAGTTAGTCAACTGATTTGCAGTACCTGAAGTACCTGATCCTGTGCCTACAGCAGGCAGATTGGATGAAGTATATACACGGAAACCGTGGAAGTTATTCAAGGTCAAACCATTACGCAGTCCACCAGCTTCACCCCAATCAGACTGCATTAGACGTGAATCTTCGTCAGCTAAGATTTCCATAAACACTGGATCGACTACCAGCCAGCGACCTTGTGAGTCAACTTGCTGTTGGTCAAGCAAACGTTTCATGCGCGAGATTACCATCGCAGGAGAAACAGTAGCAGTTGGAAGTGATGTTGCACCTGGCATACGAGCAGTCACAGGAATTGAGTGAGTGCCAGCTGAGGTAGTAGTGATGTTACCGAAGTCACCTTTATGCAACTGCATAGAAGCAAGTAGTTCGTTAGCACCTGCAGAAGTTACAGCTTTAGTACCATTAACAGTTGTGTTAAGGGCAGTAGCTACAGAATGTAGATCAGCTTGTGCATAGCCAGACATATAGCCAAGAACTTCTTGGTCATGGTTGTCAGCTAAACGATAAGCTGCACGATTGGTTGCAAGATCCATGAAGTTTACATGCGAATGAGCTTCTTCAATATCGTCCATCTTAAAAGCAAAATAGTTAGCCTTATCAATGACTAATGTAAAGTCTTCATCATCAAGATCCTGGGCTGTGACTTGCGTACCCCTAGAGTATTCTTTCACAGAAATTTCTGGTTCTTTAATGATTTGTACTGTATCACCTTGGGCAGAAATCTCCCCAAAATAATCAGAGTTCGTTATGTCGCCACAGACAGTACTCTTGCGGAATGCAAGTTGTACTTTTTTAGAATAGATTATTGGGCTAAAATTACCATTTGGTAGATTGCCATAACCTGATGCGGTTGCGAAAGCCATTGGATAAATCCTCCTGTTAAGTGTTAGGCTTTATGAAATTGAGATACACATCTCATTTAAGAGTCAGTTGCAGTGCACCTCACTCAATAAACTAAACAACATTGTAAAGAGGCTGAAAGTTTTCTAGGGTGCAAGTTAAATCAGTCGGCCAACCGATATAAACTTGGGCCTATACTTAATCAGGTAGTTCTTAATAGTGCGTTTCAGTTTTGGGAAGTAGAGTACGAGGTAGTCCCAAAGGAGGCTCATTGTAATCTGCTTTTAGTTATACTTCTATCATTGCATTTGTCAAGACTTAACGTGCACTTCCAGAAATATCATAGATAAATTTACCATTACGCATGGCTTTATTGATTTCATCTACGTTAGTTTCAAAGTCCTTAGAAGACATCTTAGCTACATCAGACTCACGGATTTGTCCGTCAGAATCATCAGCATCCACTTTAGCCTTTGAAGTTCTACTAACCACAGAAGCTGCTGCTTTCTTACCAGCTTTCTTAGCTTCCTTAGTTAATCCCTTGTCACTCTTGTATAAGTCAATAACTCTAACTACAGAGTGAGGATCATCAGTATTCTCATAGACTGCATCCTGAACCCATTTAGGTTGTGCGTCTGCCCAGTCATGGAAATCGTCTGACTCTCTAATGTTTATGAAGTCGGCGTGTGACTCAATAATAGTTGTTTCTGCTGACTTACGAACAGTAGCCTCATGCATCTCGTCTAGCTTTTGAAGGCGAGTATCAGCCTTACTAAACAGTTCTTGGGCTTTCTTAGTCGCTATCGTCTGTACAATACTGGCTACGTCAGGGTATTTAGAAACCCACTGCTCTATATCTTCATCTGTCTTAGGAGGAAGGATGGTGCCATCAGAGTTTTCTAGTTTCTCAAACCGTTCATTCCAGTCTTTTTCTTTGTCAGCCATATGGCGACGAAGGTCACCATAACGTTTCTTAAAAGACTTCTCTTCACGGCTTAGGTTCTCATCTTCTTCTGATGCTTCAACTTCCGCTTTGGCTTCTTTTTGTTTGGGATCACTTGCATCCGATACTTTGGTTGCCTCAGATCCCTCGCCATCGGATTCCTCTTCGTACTCTTCTCCACGAGCTTCTGCCTCTAGTCGTGCAATTTCTTTTTCTTCAGCTTCCATAGCTGCACGTTTTTTATTATTGTTATACCCACGATCTACAAAACCTGCAATCTTTGGGGACTCTATTGTATTTAATTCTGGCATAGTTAGTTCCTTGTTTTGGGGCCAGCCTTAGCTGGGTAGCCTTATTGTTGTTGTCGGAGTAGTATAGTTATTTCTTCTTCTTTTGCATTAAGCCACCTTTTTGAAAGCCATAACCACCTACATAACCTTTACCCGCTTTTTGACCCGCTTTGGTTTGTTCCTCCTTGACTGGGTCTGCATTGGGTTTGTTTGCGTTATTTGTGACTGCTTGTGGTATATAATCATAGCCCACCTCACTCGTTGTATTTGGGTTTGCGGCTACACTTGCTACAGCAGCAGCTGTTGCTTTTTTTGCAGCTGCTTTTTTTGCAGCTGCTTCTCTGTTTTTATCAGCAACTTTTCCAGAATCAATACTACCACCACCAGTAGGATCAGCAGCCGTTGAGGTAGTTCCTTTCCCTACTCCAGCACCGTCTTCTTCTTCTTTTTGTGCATTAACGCCACCTAGATCATTGTACTTATCCAGAAGATTTTGTCCTGGTCTAACAAATCCTGATGCAATGTCTGTAATAAGGTCAGCGGCAAGAATACTTTCGTCGTCTACAAAATTTTGTATTGCTGCGTTTATTTCTGCAGCTACTTCAGGCATACCATTCTGCGTAGCATATAAAGCATTAGCGTGAGCTATAGATATACCTGTTGATTGAGTTATACCTCTAACGCCAGTTCCAATAATACCAAGACCAGTCGTTAAAAATTCTTCAGATGTAGATTGTCTAGTATTTGCTAAAGCATCCATAGCACCTTGAAGCGGGTTTAAACCATTAATACCAATACTATCAAATGTTGGAGCTTTAAATTCTGCTTCACCTAAAGATTCTAATGCTCTATTTTGGTCAGAATCACCTCCACCCATATAGTACTCATCAGGCATTCTTGTAGCTGTCTCACCATTTGCTTTTATATAAGATTCTCCTACAGCAACACTATTTTTACCAAATCCGCTACCACCACTTTTACTACCAGTGCCTGAACCTCCAGCTGTTCCGACTGATGGGGTATCAACTGTTGTTTTAAAATTAATTGTAACTCTATTTTCAGGTGTATCTGTAACAAATTCAGAGAAGTCGTCTGGAACATTTCCGACTGGGTTACCGTTAAGTGTAAGAACTCTTATTCTTCTTCCATCAGGATGTATGTAGAAAAAAGATCTCATACCTGATTTTTTGTCGTCTGTAGTATCACGAGTTGTAACTGCAATGTCTTCTGTTATAGCACTTCCATCACCTACAGAAGTACCGTATGCAGCCTTAATAACACCACCATTAGCCATAGTTTGTGGTGGTTGTTGTTGTTGTGGTTGGGACTGATCCATTGACATAATTTCTTGTAATAGTTCTTGCTCTTCTGGGGAAAGAGGTTTTTCTCCAGACTGTGAGGCAGTACTATTAGTCGGCTCTCCACCAATTCTACCATCTTGCTCCATCTGTTGCAAGCCCATTTTTGCTTCCATACGCATTTCTTCAAAGACACGAACCCCAAAGAAACGTACAACGTCAGCAGGTACTACGTATTCACCGTCAGACAACTGGGCAGGAACATCGTCCCGTACTTCTCTAGCTAAAGAACCTGGGGGTACTTCGTTACCTGATATTGGATCACGGTTCATGCCGTCATCAGCAATGCCACCTTCTTCAAACATTCTCATTTGGTTGTCCATCATATTTACTGAGCCTCCTTCGGCAAATCCTAATTTTTTCTTTATCTTATTAAATAAACTTAGTTCTATAACTTTAGATTTTGGCGGTTCACCTTGCTCTGTAAGGATATCTTGAGCAGCCTCCATTATACCAAAAATACCTTTTATATCTTTATTATAATTGGTAATAGACTTCTCAGTTATTCTTTTATCAGTACCTTTTAATTTTTCTTGTAACATTGATCTAGTATCAATAAAACGACTGTCATCATCTGAGCTACTTACAGTAAATTTTATATTTTTGTTAGGAAATTTTTCACGTTGAATAAGAGTGTCGCCTATACCCGCAGAATTAAACATAGTATTTACATCATCAAATAATTCTGTTAGATATTCATCAGGTTGTAGACTCCGCATAGGTTTTCTAAAAGGTTTTGCTTTTAATACTAATCTTAAAGAATCTTCTCCATACTTCGCCATAAATAAATTTGGGTCTTTATCTGCTAAAGCATAAACTTGACTTAAACCTTTATGAGTATATTCATGTGCAATAGTTGGGTTGTTCGCTGCATCAGCGCTTATAACAATATCTCCCTCTTCTACTCTAGCTGCCTCTTCCTCAGGATAACCTTTTTTAATTAAACTTAACTGATATTCTTTTGTGTCGGCGTCAGAAATACGTGCGTCAAATGCAGATTTGTTTGTTCTTAAAACTTTAGTTTTATTAGGATTAAATCCAAGCCTAGCTAATGGATTCCAAGAAAGTTGTTTGTCCATATCAGCACGAAACTCTAAGTTGCCGAAGGCTTCGTTCATTTGATTTTTTTTATCTTGTGCATCAGATCTAGATACTGGACGTACAGATTCTAAGGGTGCCAAAAACTTATCTTTTTCAGATAAATTTCTAGCTTTAGGTCTGAGTGAAGTTTCAGGTGCCGTCATTTACGTAGTCCCTAAGTTGCTTTAGTTTACGCAAGGCAGTAGCTTGACCTTGAAGACGGTATAGGGTGTGAGAATCGTCTGCTTGTTCCATAGCCCTGTGTGTGTCAGCCAACCTAGTATCCATCTCCTCAAGAAAGGAGTCCCACAGAGGTTTATCATTTACTAGAGCCTTTAGATTTTTCATGCAGCACCTTCACCTGTATTGCCTGAGAATCCCTGTTCTCCTGGCTGA